GGCGCTCCAACTTGACTGCTTCGTGAGAAGCGTCACGACACTCGGTGAGTGCCGCCAACACGAAAGGTATTGCTACCTAACGTGAGTCCACCCTCGGTCCAGCCAGGCCCCTCGAGAGAGGGCCCTAGAAGGAACTTGGCCACCTGCAGTTCGCTCTAAAGAGCAAACTGACTCAAGAACGTGGTTCCAACCACTAGTAGAGCCATATGGCTCATACTGCTTGAGACGATACACTGGGCTAACAAACCACTGTAAGTCGCGGTGCCAATAGGCATCACGCCACACAGCGTAATCGTTAGCAACGAACTCGGCAACACCACCGTGGTCGGGATTATTCGTAGTGAATAATCCTAACTTCTGACGGCGAAGCCTCGTACGTAGTGTACTGTATGTAGCCAAGGCAGCCTCTTCGTAACCGGCAACGCGTAAGCGCTGTCCGATGTCCGAAAGAGACTGGAGACCTTCAATGTGCTCGGCATCTAGTGTGGTCTTCCAACGAACAGGAGTGACATCTATGCCATTAAAAGCATCGACGCCACACGATTCGCGGAATCCTCCTCGCCAAAAGCTCTTAGAGCGATTGACGAGCAAGCCGAATGATTCCAAGCCGTCAATGACAGCTGGGACGCACTCGGTCGGGACTTCGATATCATCACCGAACACAAATACAGCACCGGGTTGATGAAACCCAAGGCGCTGCATTGCCGCTACACAAATCGCCCAGAACACTAAGCTCTGGACAGGAAACGTTGTTGCGTTCCCCATAGGAGCGTAGCTATGTAATTGTCCAAAGAAACCGGTTTTAAGAACCGGGTCCTTGAACTCAAACACCTGGGCGCGACAACATCCGAACCACTTGTACATCCTCCCAAAGAGGATCTGCACAAGAACGTCGGAAATACGATCGGACGCCTCCTTCATATCTAGCGTGGCATAACGCCGCGTTCGACTAGAAGTTAAGGCAATCCGACCGTTTACCGTCTGGTCGTCGAAACGGATTCGGCCGCGAGGCCAAGGACCGTACGACGAGCGCATAGAGCCTATAGAGCGCTCTAGCTCGCAACGGAGGCCCTGCTGTATCCAAATGGCTTCAGCAGGGTGAACACATATCAGGCGAGGCCCACGACTGTCCTTCGGGACAGCTATAAGCTTGGCCTTAATAATGTCTTCGTAAGCACAATCATCCAAGAGCTCCTGATGGAGTCTGTTTTGAGACAGACAAAACCAGTCGCTCTGAGGATACAGAGACTCAATAGTAGAGTATCTGTGTAACCACTTCTCCTTAGAAGTTGTTACAGCTCCGGGGCCATGACCAGGGATTATTTTCTCTGGTCTAAGCTTGTAGAGCACCGATTGTACATGTCGACGAGCACTATCAAGTAGCTTAGGACTTTCTCTTGCGAGAGATTGCCCAAAGCTGCCAGTAGTAGCGTTAGTATCAATGAAGCCCGCAAGGGCCTCTTGAGTTTTCTTGTTGTCATGTGTAACGTTGGCCTTATAGCAGAACAGAAGTAACTGACGAAGAACTCGTAAGTAGTTGGCATCCTTCGATGCCAACGCGAGCCTTCTCAGCCAATGTGGCCACTCCTCTAGACTAAGGCTTTCGCCCGTTTCGAGGTGCTGCAACATCTTCTTCTCTAGCTTAGGGGCCTCGTTAAGGCACCAATGCAACCCTTCATAAGACCCTCGTATTTCAGAGAATCCTGTGATTCGAGCTGCGTCTGCTAGCAGGCTAACATATGTATGTTCTATAACGTGCATATTATGGAGATCCACAAGCCTAGTTCTGCGTGCGTACCTATTGAAAGCATAAGCATTCTTCAGGTATTGTCCCCCACAAGGGGGTCGGCGAACTTTAAAGTTCGCTGTTCAGTACGTGGGCCACGAGTCCTTCCGTAGTTTCGTCGATACACGCTTTTAGCGTGGCGACGACTGCAGAGGAATCGGAGCCGTCCGCGGCCAGGGGAATTTGATACACGACGTAGGCGGAGGTTACATACCTCTCACCAGTAGTCGCGTTGATATTCACCCGATCGAACCGAATCAAGTAGCGCCGACCTGGCAATTTTGTTGCCGAGTCGACGTAGTCCTGATTCTGAACGGTCATCGTGTCGGGCTTGTTAATGCCACGACTGATGGACTGTCGGACCGACTTTCCCTTCTCATCGAAGGTATAGTTGAATCCGATACTGTTAAGCACGAGATCTCGTGTCATGTGGATCGTTATGTTATCTAACGGTTTGGTTTGAGTCTAGAAGATTCGGTCACGCATGGATTACTCCACTAGTGACCTAGTCCCAAAGACCGCAACCGAATCTACGTCACTAACCACATAGACCGTTTCAAGGTCTACTCGGCTAATAACAATCGACTTGCCATCGCTAAGACTCCCGATAAGGGAAACTAAGCGAAGGAGCTGATTGAGGTCACTTGCAGCATCGGGTATGTTAGCGGAAAGCTTCCATACATCAATGTTGACAAGCGCTGAAGGGTCATCACGTACAATCAAACTCTTCTTGTTTCCAAGAATAGTAGTTTGGACAGATGACTTTTGACTATGGGACATGCGTGGTTTCATAACTTATTTAAGTTTGACACCTAACAGGTTTCTAGACGGATCGAGTCGTACGCGGGTTGATTTTAAAATCATTTGCGTAATCAAGGCAGCCGAAATAGCTGCTTGGTTTTTTCCGAATCGATTTCTCAGCGTGATCGGAAGATCAGCCGAGACTGGTTGTCTCTCGTAGTGACTAGTCGAACAAGTACCCGCTAAGTATGAACCTAACGAAGAGCCGTTACAAGCATTCTTGTATTCGTGCTCAACCGTATAGTCATACTCGTAGCTAAGCGAACGCGTGAATGACTTAATGTCATAGGGTGAAAACCCTACGGCCTGGTCAACCATGCGAAGTGCTCCGCTAACATCAACGAACCAATCCAAAACGAAGGAGAAAGGAATTTTCTCCCACGCGAGGTTTGCCGGCGATGTTGCGAACCGGGACAGCGCATAATCAAGCTTTTGGAAAAGCGAGGTTTTGTACTGAACTTTTGGCTTTGCTACCAGAACGTAACGGACTGTCGGACGCTGTCTTTCAACGATTCCCCAATGAAGGAAATCGATTGGAATCTCGCCATCAAAATGGCGAATTTCATCGAAGACAGCATCAAACGATCGAGAGGGGTGCCCTTCCGCGAAAACGCGAAAGTGCTCACCCTCGGCGTGACGTTTCAGATCGTTCTTGAGGCTCTTCATTCCACTAAGGATAGCATTCATGTCAGATAACACGGGAGAAATCCCGAATTTCCAAGCAAGATAGCCACCACTAGCAGACTTGAGTACCTTCCGGACCTTAGACCAGTTCTGAGCCATTGCTGGCAAAGAACTGCAAAGGCCCTTAATAGAAGGCCACATCTGATTTGCCTCGACGATATTGAGCAAGACATCAGCTCTTAAGAGCGATGCCTTATCCAGGCACCGTGATTTCACGGCTGCGTCGTCGAACGAATCGATATCAATAGTTACTCGGTAAGGAGGCAGATAGGAGTCTTCCCCTGTAAGGGGCCAACTCGTCACTGCTTCCATCCACACCTCATTTGACGGAATCCAAAGGGAATCCGCTCCAGTGAAGTGTGTGGTACCGGTAACGGTAGGCGGATTATTTGGTGCAACGATCGGGCGAGTGTTGGTGTCAAGTTTGACACCAATTCGTCGATGCTTGCAGTAATTCGCTTTACCGAAACCGAGGTCGTCGGTTATCGCTTCACTGACATAGTCAGTGTAAACGTTAAAACCGCCAGAAGAAGGAGTACCTCCTTCGACGGGAATGCCAGCACAATTCAGAATACTATATGAGTAACTGAACGGTGCCTGCACGACTGAGTCGTTAACTATTGTTCTAGCTCGGGTTCTCATCAGAGATAAAGACCCTACG